CATGGAAGCAGTGTCTAAGATCGTGAGCATCCTGCCCGCCCCGGTGGCGGCAGTGCTGATGCTGGGCGGTTTTATCTTTTACGCCCTTGGCTGCATTCGGCTGGGCTACGGCGCAGCGGTAAAGCCGCTGGTGCTGGACCTCATCGAGCGGGCAGAGCAGGAGATTCAGGGGACAAAGCGCGGCGCAGAGCGTAAGGCGTGGGTGGCGCAGATGCTCCGCATGGCCCTCAGCGCCAGCAAATACGGCAGACTCATCAGCTGGGCCATCACCGATGAGACCATCGGCGCCGTGATCCAGTTTTTCTTTGACCGGGCAAAGGCAGCGCTGGAAAAGCAGTAAGGAGGTATAATACATGGACTTGAGAAGCACTGTCGAAATGATGCTCAGAAAGGACATCCCATGAACGCACATATCACCACTCCCCGCACCGTATCCGCCGCCACCCTGGCCCGCACCGCCGTGCTGGCTCTGGCCCTCATCAACCAGATCCTGAGCGCCGCAGGCAAGCCCGTGCTGCCCATCGAGAGCGCCCAGCTCGAGCAGCTCATCTCCACCGGCTTCACCACCGTGTCCGCACTGGTCAACTGGTGGTTCAATAACAGCTTTACCAAGGAGGCCATTCAGGCCGATGCTGAGTTTGAGCGCCTGCGGAAGAGCGTGAAGTAAGGCGCAAACTACCGTTAAATAGGAAGAAACTGCGCCACCTGCTGCGCAAGGGAGGTGGCGCAAGAGGTGGCGCAGGTAGTTTCTATTTTAACGAAGATATGTTATAAAATCGGAAATATTGACGGCCTCGTAATGAGCAGGTCGTCCGTTCGAATCGGATCAGTAGCTCCAAAGTAAAATCCCCGAAAAGTGGCTTCGCGCCTGGCTTTTCGGGGATTTTTGTTTGGCTGGGAAAATGCCTTTCGAGGGGGATGTGGGCGCTGATTGCCCTAATTTCGCGGAAAGCTTTTTTGAAATGCAAGTCAAAAAGGGCAAGAAACAAGTCGGCCGGGTGCTGGCAGAGAAGGCTGCGTTATTTTCTTGACTTGCGATAAAACGGGAAGGAAACGATACCGCCAACCGGTATATGACTCATCCAAGGGGGTATTTTATTACTCTTCGTTGAATGCTTCTTCCTGCGCATGGAACCGCTCGAGGAAGCTGTGCTCCACACCCTCGGACTTGTAGCCGGGCATGGTATCCAGAGCCACTGCGTGGATGCTGCGGAA